AAACCAAGTAAGCAAAAATCATTAAAGAAAAATCAAACACTTTTTGAATTTACGGAAAATAAACAAATGGAGACTCTAACTCAAAATGAAAAGATTCGAAGAACTATTAAATAAACTTAAAAATTGACAGCAAGAAGTAAAAGTTTTATGCTACTTATACATCTTAACAAATACCAAACATGCCAAGTATCTGTAAAGTGTGCGGGAAGAAGTTCGCCGGAGGCGCTGTTCCCTATGCACACAAAATCAAGTGTGAGAACGAAATGCTGAGGAAGAAGCTGGAGATCAAGGAAGCTGGAGAAGAACCTGTGAATCTGAGTGAGGGGATTGATGAGTTCGTTGAACCGAATTACAAGAAGAAACCTGCGTTAGATAAGGAGGCTGTGGAGAGTTTTAAACGGAGTATGATACGGATAGTGAGTAAGTTTTTCGATTACCAGAGCATGAGCGGAAACGAACGTGCGATGGTGAATCGAATGATCGATGAATTGAAAAGTGAAGATGGTAAGTTGATGGGATCGATTCGTAATTTATTATTTAAACACGGAATAGACGCTTATTATGGAACTAATACCAGTCCATCCAGCGATGAAGAAGGCGAACAAGAATAAACCAGCTGTAGGACAGGCGAAAATGAAGTATCCAGGTAGCGAGGTTAAGTTGACTGTTCTAGAAGAAAATTTCTGTAGAGCCTTCTGTTGCATAAGTCATCCTGAAACATTCGGACGACCACGAGATGCTTATGCAGCAGCCGGATATAAATTGAATAATAAGGATGGGAATGATTCGAATGTGAATAATGCTTATCATATCCTGAAGAGACCTAAAATTCAGACACGAATAACTGAATTACTCGCTGCTCAAGGATTGACAGATTACGGAGTAGATGGTGAAATGCTGAAAGTAATTAAGCAGGACAAGGATCTCTCGAATAAAATGAGAGCCATCTCCGAATATAATAAGGTGAAGAAACGTACAGGAGGTGGTATAGGTAGCGCAGGAGGTGGTATAACCGTAAACGTACTTAATTATGGACAAACAAATAACGATTCCTCACAATTATCAGCCGGAGAAACGTCCGTTTCAGTTGGAGATTCTGAGCAACCAAGCGAGGAACAAAGTGTTGGTAGTACACAGGAGAGCTGGAAAGAGCCTGATGGCGATCAACAAGTTGATTATGGAGGCTTGTAAGGAAGAAAATGCCGGAAGAACCTTCTGGTATATCGCTCCTACTTTCCGTCAGGCTAAAGGTATCATCTGGAACGATCCTAAAATGCTGTTCCACTGTATCCCTAAAGAACTAATTAAAAAGAAAAATGAAACAGAACTCTCAGTTGTACTCTTCAACGACGCCCGTATCGAACTACGAGGTTCAGACAACTTTGACGCCCTTCGTGGAAAGGACCCCTACGGTATCATTGTTGATGAGTCCCAAGATCACAAGCTCGAAGAACTCTGGAATCAAATCCTTCGACCAGTTCTTGCAGCTAACCAAGGATGGATTTGGTTTATAGGTACTCCGAAATCGAAAGATTTCTTTTTCAAGATGTATGTTTATGCTAAAAGTCGCCGTAGCTGGCAAGCATTTACGCTTTCAGCAGAAACATCAGGCATCATAGACAAAGATGAACTTGAAGAAATCCGCAGAACTACTCCTATAGAAACGTATAATCAAGAGTATAAGGCGTTATTTTCGGATGACGGGGGTTCACCCTTCCACAACATCAGAAAATGCGTTAAAAACGAAGTTTCGCCTCCCCAACCTGGACATTTTTACCAAATTGGAGTGGATTTAGCTCAAAAAGAAGATTTTACCGTCATAACTGTCTATGATGTGTGTTGTGATAAAATTGTCTGGATTGAACGGTTTAATGAATTGTCATGGTCATTTCAGAAAACTAAGATCGAAGCGATGGCTAGACGGTATTTGAGCGAAGGAAACCCTAGTCGCATCATAATTGATTCAACCGGAGTTGGTGATCCTATTTACAGAGACCTTCAACAACAAGGACTCTACTTGACACCTGTGCATTTTAATTTGAAAACAAAAAGACAGCTGGTAGAAAACGCAGTAATTAAATTCGACCATCAAGATATTTCAATTCCTCCGTTTCAGGCACTGATAGATGAACTTGAAACCTTCGAGAAACAGAAAACAGCGCAAGGTAGAGTAACTTACGGCCATCCTAATATAAAAGGGATGCATGATGACTGTGTAATCTCTCTCTGTCTTGCGTTATGGAACGCTCCGAAAGTAAAAAAGAAAGTTGTTAAAGATAGAAAAACACTCTTGATGGATAAATATAAAGAATTGACTGGACAGAAAGCTGGTAACCATTATAGTAAAGTACCTAAAAATAGATATTTGACATATTGACCAGTATAAGGCTAAGTAATATGATTAGATGGGAGTCCTTCTAGGGTTGCAACTCACTCCCTCTAACAAATTTTACTTATGGAGGATTATTACGATGTACCTACCAACCAAGAGGATAGGTCTCATCTACACATGAGGCGTATTCGTGATTCGGCTGATTCTAAGATTAAGCTGAATTTGAAAGTAACTGCTATCAAACAGTTGATGCAGTTACATGAGGATAAAGTTATTGATGGTGACGACTGGCGATCTGCTTATCGTTTACCTGAACTGTTCGGTGCTCTTGAACGTAAAAAATCAGATATGTTAGAGAATCTGACAGAAGTTACGTTTAAAAGTACACTCGCAGGTGATTACGATATGGCTGTGCCTAGCAGAGCTATTGTCGATCATTTTGATCTGCAAAGTGACCGTAAAACAGCTCTGGTTGATGCGATTAGTAATGCTGTTGATTACGGGACTGGTATCGAAAAACATACTGTCGCCCTAGTAGAGAATGATTACGTTGAGACAGACGATCATTCTCTTTTTTTAGAGCATAAAGATCCTGAGAAACGAGTAAGTTATTATGGTTTAGCTCCGACTACTGTAGATATACGAGATGCTTTTCCTGATCCGACTGCTAATGTTGACCATGATCCTCATGGAAACAGAGGTATGGATTGGTTTTATGAACGTAAGATTTATTCATGGGAACAGTTCCAACGTGATTTTGGTGATAAAGAAAGATTCGATATTGAGGATATTCATCCTGTTAATTGGGGTGGTGTTGAACATCTCGGAATCGAGAGGATGTCTCATAAACATGAGTTTGAAGAGAAAGAAAATGCTAAATCACAGTATGTAGTGGTATTTGAAGGTTGGGATTGTGTGAATGATTGGCATGTATTTGTAGCGAATGGCAAAGAAATTTATTTCGGAGCAATTCCGTTTAAACATAAACGTATTCCTGTTTCATTCAGATATAATTACAAACGAGATGATTCGATATGGGGTATTTCAGAAACCGAAGTCCAAGCTCCGTTTGTGATGGTTAAGGAGGTTTTGGTGAATTTAATGATAGATAATGCAAAACTCTCTCAGCAGCCTGTATTAGCTGTTTCTGGTGATGTTTTGTTCGATCCGGACGAGAATCAGCTAGAACCTGGTGCGTTATTTACGTTGAGAGGTTTAAATGGAGGGAAGATAGGTGATGCGATTCAGCCTCTCACCTTTGGTTCCAGTGTGGAACCTGCAAATGCTGTTAAGAATATTTTGGAGGATTTACAGATCCAGGTAACAGGAGATGATTCTCGTGCTTTGTTTGTGCAACCGAATGAACTTGCTACCCAAACTCTTGCGAAACAGGAATCTATGAAACGTAGAATCCGTAAGAATGTTTTACAGAACACGATTCGAGCAGAGAAAAATTCACTCTATCAGAGGTTTATGAATATTTGTCAATTTATGGCGAAGCCTTATGAGGGTGTAGATGGTAAATTGACATATCACACTATACCTATCGAGGACTTTCATGTTTCACAGCGTAACGCTACTCATCAGCCTGAATTTACTCCAGCACGGGGGTACACAGGTTATTTTAAGTTGAATGATAAGGTAGTTGAACCTAATTATATTATGTTCGATATTGTAGAGAAAGTCGAAGATACAGTCAGGAAGGAGCAAGAATTACAGTCATTGCAGTGGTATTTACAGATATTATTTAGTACAGCTCAGGTTAGCCCTGAACTTCTCGCTAGTACAGATTTCGAGATGTTGGCTAAACAGGCTGGTAAACGATTTACCGATATTGATGTGGATGCAATCTTCAATTCAGCAGGCAGAATAGTTGACGGGATGGATGAGATGGATTATCACGTTCAGCAGATTGCTCTTGGTATTAAACCTACAATTTCTCGTGATGGCAACAACATGAGAAGGTTACATAAGTACAGATTATTTGCTAAATCAAAAGAATATGCAATTCTTCCAAAAGCTCAAAAAGGCATCTTCGCAAAAACTCTCGAAGATATTATCTATGCGATTCGTGACGAGAAGAGTCTCCCATTCGGGCAGCAACCTGACAAGGGCGGAATGGCAACTCCTGGGGCAACTGGCCAACAAGGACCAGTTCAAGGCGGTCCTGAAACTGGTGGAGGGACTGTATCACGCCAACCTGCTGCAACTGGTGCAGAAGCGCAGGCAGCTCAGCCCGTACGAGGAGGGGAGGCTGGCGGGGAGGCTGGAGCAGCTTGAGCAGATTTTTGGAGCATTACTGGAACAGGGGAAAGCTGAGAAAAAGAAGAACAAAGAACGGAAAGAAGAAACTGATCCGCTTAAAATTCTTACACAACTAGGTATTTAATATCTCTGACAGCTGTAGAAGGGCTGGAATGAGGGATTAAGCCTCCTAGAGGCGAAAACCTTCTCTATATTCTAACCCATATTACTATGGCTACACCAAAAGGGTCTGACAAAGCTGCGAAAGAAGCAGTGAAGAAGGATACCCCAGAGGAATCTGGCAAGGAGTCCGCGCAGGATACTCCTAAAAAGGATGAAGAGCAGGCTGAAATGACTCGCAAGGCAGCGCAACTTGGCGAATCACGAAAAGCCGCGTTCGCTACCTTGGTAAGGCTTGCCAAGACTAGCGAAGATGCTCGTAGAGAGCTCGCTGAAATCTCTAAAGATGAATACAATGCTAATTATCTTACAGAGAAATTTGGCGAAGAGTATACTTCTCTTTATGAGGAAACGGAAGAAGACAGCCCTGCTTTAGAAAACCTCTCAAAGCAGGTTGAAAAACTTTCTAAAACCCATGAACAGAATCGGAAGAACACGCTTAAATCTATCAAGTCGCAACTCGGACTCACTATTGATAACGAGCCTAAGTTTGATGATTTAGTGAAAACTTTCGAGGGGACAGAAATAGCGGGGGAGACTGTTACTTTTGAGAAGGCTGTTGATATGGCTGCTAATCAGATGAAACCTGGGAAATCTTATAGTTTCCGCAGTAAAGGTGATGTGATTAAAAGACCAGAAGACGCTAAGGCAAAAGCAAAAGTCCCTCTCTCACCTGAAAGAATTAAGAAACATGCTTTCTATACGGGAGCTAAATCTGCTGAAGACTTTCAGGGAATAGCTGAGCAATTCGAAAAGAAAGGCAGCTATTCAATTCCTATATATCCTAACTAAACAATTCTATGGCCGCAACACAATACACAGGAGACTTCAGGGTTGTTGGTACAGTAGGTGGCGATTCACCAGTAACACGAGTTTTTGATGTTGTTGCTGGAGCTGCTGCTTCGATTGCTATTGGTGATCTTGTTATTGTCGATGGTAGTAATCCAGGTTATGTGGCAAAAGCTGGTGATGGAGCTTCTTCTACTTCTTCATGGGTAGGTATGGCTGTATCTAATTCAACTGATACAGCACTAGCTGATGGTACGGTAGAAATTATGTTCCATCCAAGCGGACTTGTTGTCCGTGGTACTCCTGATACACCAGGCAATCTTGCCCAAGCAATCATTGACACTCAAGTTACACTTGAAATGGCTGCTGCTGACCAAGAAATCGATGAGAATGATACCTCAAACGGTGTTCTTACTATTGTCACCTATGACAGTACTTCTGGTAATGAGACCATCGACGTTGTAGTTCCATTCAATCTTCAATAAACTTTAATTCTTTAACTGAATAAATTATGGCAGTTACATATCATAATTATGAGACAGAGGTACAGTTGGAGATAGCGAAATCTTTTGATGCTGGATACCAAGGGTATCAGTCAAAATATGAGCAAATTTTCCGGATGGACCCGAACCAAAGATTTGAGGAAACTTTCTCAGTCCGAGGTGGAATGTCGGCTGCGTTCAACGCAGTTTCTGATGGCGCTGCATACAACCAACAAAATCCTAAAGTTGTTGGTACGCAGACTGTCGCACAACTTATCTTCAAAGAAGCAGTTCATATTACTAAAATGATGAAAGAAAAAGATCATTATGGTTCTGCTCTTGAAGATGCACAAAAACTTGGCTATTTAGCTAGAATCAGGATGGATGCACTTGCTGCTGATCTATTGATCGCAGCAGCAGGCACAACAGTTACCTGGGATGGCTTATCTTTGGCTAATGCTGCTCACCTTATAGGTGATACAGGCGCTACCCAAGATAACACCACAACAGGTTCGTTGACATTGGCTAATCTTGAATCAGCTATTGAAGCACTTCGCATGCAACAAGACCACAATGGTACAATTATGGGTCTTCAACCTAAGTATCTGGTCGTTCCTACAAGGAACATGCACACTGCGAAGAAACTTCTAGGTTCTCCTATGACACCTGAAGATGCTAACACATCTATCAATGTTGTTACAGAATCTGGAATTATCCCAGTTGTCTGGGAACAACTTGATGATACTGCTAACTGGGAAGCTGCTCTTGTCTCTGACAAGATGATGCACCGATTAGAGTATCAGATCGCTTACGGACCTGAATTAACACCAGACCGTGATACAAACACAGGTAATGACATTGTTCAAATTGACCTGGCTTGTAACGCTGGTGCTGTTGACTATTTAGGTACTCATTGGATTGTATAATATTTAACCTTATATTATTATGGCTAGAACTATAATAGGTGACTCAACTGCCTTAGGTGGGTTGAATGTTTATGGTTCAATCCAAGTAGGCGGTAATGAGGTTGTTGATGCCACAGGTTCTTTTACAAGACCTGGAGTTTCTACGGGCATCAACAGCCAAACTGTCCTTGTTTATGACAGGGATGAAAACGATGACGTTCTTTATGCTTCTGGTACTGCAACTCTTAATGATGGAGCTGCTGGTTACGCTAAAGGATGTTTATATATCGACACTAATGTAGGAGCTGGCACATCAGGACTTTATGAGAATGTAGGTACAACTACAGCTTGTAATTTTGATCTGATTGGTAGTGCTGGTGGAGCTACAGTAGCCCTTGATAATCTTGCTGCTGTTGCTATTAATACATCTCTTGTTTCTGATACAACCTTGACTGATGACCTTGGTTCTTCTGGGTCTTATTGGTTAAATGGTTGGGTTCAAACAGTCAATTTTAATGCGACTGCTGATATTGCTGGTACAGGAGCTGGTGTTATGTCTACTACAGGTAACATTGTCCCAAGTGTCGATTCGACTGACGATTTAGGTAGTTCCGTAGGACCTTTATATTACGCGAATGCTTATGTTGATACAGTTAATTTAAATCCTACTGCTGCTATTGATGGAACAGTGGCTGGGACTTCTACATTTACAGGTAACGCAGTCTTAACCTCAGGTAACTTGACTCTAAGCTCAGGTAATCTTGTTATGACAGACGGAACTGTAAATCTTGTTGATGCTACTACTACAAGTGGTACATCAATGACCCTTAATCCATCAGCTGTTACTACTGGTACTGGAGTACTAATCGATGGCACTTCTGTTACTACTGGTGACGTACTTCGTGTAAATATCAACAGTGTCACAATGGGTGGTACTGGGTCAGCGATTTCCGTGGTAGATATGCACACAACTACAGAAGTATTTGCTGTACGCGAAGATGGTAGAGTTCTTATGCAAGGTACTGCTGAAGGTACAACTGCTGCTGAAGTACAATCTGGTGATCTTGTCGTTAGTGATGGTGATCTTACTGTCTCTGGTGGTGAAACTATTTTGATTTCAGACGCAGCTAATGCAGACGTTTTGTCTGTTAGGCAAACTGATGGCGGTGCTATAGGTGTTATTGCAGAATACCATCATGACTCAAGCTCTCCTGCGATTAATGATGTGATTACACGAATTAATTATTCAGGTGAGGATGATGGTAGTAATAAAACTGTTTATGGTCGTATGGATGCTACTATCCTTGACGAAACTGATACCACCGAAGATGGTAGGCTTGGTTGGAGTGTGTTGATTAACAACTCTCTTACTGAACTTCTACGTCTTGATAATGTTGGCGTTTCATTGATGGCTTCTACTTTGGTAGTTGGTGACGGAGGTGCTACTATTACATCTTCCGGAGATCACAACATCAATATCCAGACAGGAAATGCTACGACTGGTGTGATTTCGATTATAGATGGTGCAGCAGGAGACATTGTGCTACAGCCAGACACTACAGGTAAAATAGCAGTTGGTAGTGGTGGTAATGATGCAACTATCTCGAGTAGTGGTAACTTTGATCTTGTACTTCAAACTGGAAATGCGAGTACTGGAAGCATTACCATTAAAGATGGTGCTGCTGAAGTTATTATTCTTCAACCAGCTACTTCTGGTGAAGTTGAAGTTCGTTCAGTTGATGGAGGTGCTGTTGGTCCTGTATTACGACTTTCACATCAAGGAGGCTCGCAAGCTAATGCTGATGTGGTAGGACGAATTCTCTTTACAGGTGAAGACGACGCTGTTGCAGACGAAGACTATGGTCGTATTGACGTAATAGTCGACGATATTTCAGCGGCGAATCCTGATTCAGACATGAGTTTCGCGATTGATAATCAAGGAACTCTTACTGAAAGATTAAGGCTTCTACATACAGTTAACGCAGTTGCTGTTGGTGACGGTGCCACTTCTGGCATGTTGCAATCATCAGGTAACCAGGATCTTGTACTCAGGACTGGGAATACAACTACAAGTGACATTTCAATTATTGATGGAGCAAATGGAAACATTGAAATGAACATGAACGGTTCTGGTGATCTTGTTGTTGATGGTGACATCACAAATACTGGAACTGTTGGTACTCCTGGCACAAATGTAACAGCTAAAGAGTATGGTGATGGACGTAACCATGTTACTGTTCTTACACTTACGAATGCTGATCTAGGTGCTATTGGAGGTGCAGGTAACTTAGCTGTCGGAGCTTTGATCTACACATTCCCTGCTGGTGCTCATGTCCATGAAGTTACATATTCAAGTGTTGCACTACAAGGTGATGCAGCTATCCAAGCTGATACACCTGATTGTGGTATCGGATCAGTAATTGGTTCAGGTGCTATTGCTGCATTGAATGGTACTACCATGGAGGATTACATCACAGGTTTTGCGGCAACAGACTGTAATGGTTCGGTTGATGTGAATATGTCTGCTGCTGTAGCAGGTGTTATGACTGGTATCTCAATGAACATGTCTGGTCATACCAAGACAGTTCACTATAACGCAGCTGATAACTGGGCTGGTGCTTCAACAAGCTTGTTAGCTACTGGTACAGTTACACTTAAATGGACTGCAATGTCCTAAGATTGAGGCCATAATGGCCATTTAGAAGTTTTATTTCTTAACCATATATGTCATGGAAAACCAACTCTACAAGTACGAGTTCACAGAGGACGTAGTGCAATACCTACTAGCTTCTGTTGAAGCTCGCCAGGTCAGAGGTGAAGACCAGGCAGTGTCTCTTATTCACGTTAAGGGACTCCTCAGAAATCCTGTAAATGCCGCTGAGATTCTCAAGGCGCAGGAGGAAGCTAAGAAAAAAGAGGAGGTCGAAGCGGAGAAAGAGGCCGAGAAAAAAGAAGAAAAGCCCGTCCCGAAGGAGGGCAAATAAACCTTTTGGGGGAGTAGGTTGAAACTCCCCCCTCTCTTACAGAATCAGGGGGTGACAAACGTCGGATACTGTAATAGGGGATATAAATCTTTTAACTCAAACAATTATGTTACTCGACAACCAAAATTATGTCTCTACTTCAAGAGGTATGCCAACGGAAGCAATTGATGACTCTAAAAGAGTGAGGTCAGTTTCAGGGGAAACTGTTCAGTTTTATTATGATAGTTCAGGCACTCCAACAGTCGACGCAGGTCAAG